GTCTCCGTCTTCATGTAGCGGGCCAGCCGCAGACGCACGAACATAGCGCGGCGGATGCGGCCGACGCGGTGCCGCAGCTGCGGCTTGCGCGATACGTAGGGGCTACCGTCCGGGTTGCGCTGCTCGGCGATGCGGGCAGCTTGGCGCCGGCGCAGCTCGGCGGCCACGGCGCGCGCCAGCGTCCGGCGGGCCGGTGCGTCCAGCTTGGTCAGCATCCCCGCCAGCCAGGCCTCCAGTTCGCGGGGCTCACTCAATTCGGCCTCCAGCTCGCCGGGTCGTCGGCATCGTTGACCGGCTCCGGGTGGTGCTCGACTTGGTAGCCGCCGCCGGCCGGCTTCACGGTCACGCGCTCCGTCAGTTTCAGCTTGATCGCCAGGTCGACCGTGCAGTGGTTCAGGATCTCGACCTCGAACTTGAAGCCGTCTCGGCGCTTCTCGTCGTTCGTGAACAGCTCCGGCTGGTTGGTGCGCAGCCAGGCCAGAACCGGGACGACGATGGTGTCTGGGCTGGCCGGGTAGTCGGTCACGATCAGCGTCAACGTGTACCGATACTCGAAGGACAACGACCGCGCACCGGTGCCAACCACGTTCCCCTCGTCCACGAACACATGCAGCGCGTCGGGGTTGGCGGCCAGGTGCGGCACGGATGCCGTGAGCGCATCGCGCAGGCTGGCGGGCTTCATCATGGCGCGACTCCCCCCCCGATGATCGTCACGCCCTGGTCGCGCAACAGCTGCTGCAGGTCCGTCAGTTGCGCGCTGTTGGCGTGGCTGTCGGTGTAGTTGTCGGCGACGGTGCCGGCGACGGTAGAGAGCGCAACGCCCGAGGGGGCCGCATCAGCATCGCCCGGCGGCGGCGTCGTGCAGCCGCACAAAGCCGCGAGGAACAACGCAGGAAGCATCAGCCTGGATCGGGACATAGCGCGGAATCTCCTTGATGATGGTGTCGCCCTTAAGGCGGATCGTTTGCACGCGGTCCACGTACTGCGTGACGGTGACGGTGCTGCCCTGGGCGCCCTTGAGCTGCGTGCGCAGGTCGGCGGCGGTTTTCTCGACGGTATCGGCGCGATCGATGGCGTCGTCGTAGCTGTGCGCCAGCCACACGCCCAGGCCTGCGACGGCCGCCAGCACACACAGCACAGCGAACGCGCGGTTCATGCGGCCTCCCGCTCTTCGGCCTGGTAGCGTGCGAAGGCGCGCGCCAGCTTCACGTCGTACAGGTTGTCCTTGTAGGCCGGCCCGTTGTAGAGCGCAGCGAAGGCGGACCACTTCCCGCCCGTGAGCGCCTTGTGCAAGGCGGGGTCACTGGTGACGAACCGCACGAAGGCGTCGAGCTGCGCTCCCTCGCCGCTTTGCATGGCGTCCGCGAATGCCTGCACGCTCGGATACCCCAACCGCTCCCAGTGGTATCCCATGACTTGAAACAGCCCCCAGCTCGCCGACGCAAGGGCGCAATCGCGGTCGATGGCGATGGCCTGAGCGAGCCGCATGTGCTCCCCGGCCTTGCCCACGTAGCCGCCACGGCTCGGGTTGACGATGTTGGGATACCGGGCCGCGAGCGCGTCCCCATCCTGGTCGGCCTCGCGCAGCTGCCGGTACATGACGTGTCGCTCGAACAGGATCACGGGCCGTCCGTCCGGCAGGAACCCGCTCCCCCGGCTCTCAACCTCGTTGACCGCGCGCACTGCCTCCAGGGGCACGCCCAGCGTACCCGCCGCGCGTTGCAGATCCGCCGCCGTCAGGTGCCCGGGCTGGCGGGCGCCCACGCGCAGGGCCTGAACGGTCTTGGGGCCAGCGATGCCGTCCACGACCAGGTCGAAACAGGCTTGCGCCGCGCGCACGGCCGCGGCGGTGGCCGCGTCGTATTCCCCGGTGTCAGCTGCCGAGAAACCACGGCCGGCCAACAGACGCTGCAGCTCGCGCACCTCGGCGCCGGTGCTGCCTGGTTTCAGGATCGTCATACGGACCTCCGCAGCAGGCGCACCAGCCAGGACGTGTCGGCGCCGCCGCCCATGCGGAACAGCTCCACCACGTTGCCGCGCACCGAGAAGACGGCCAGACACAGGATGGCCGTGATGCCGTTCTGCGCCAGCAGCGCCCAATCGTACCGACCGAACAGCACGCCGATGGGAACCGCGCCGGCCAGCACGATCAGGGCGTAGGCGAGCCGCGACGCCCAAGGGCGGTGCGCCGCGCCGTCGCGCTTGAACAGCAGCAGGCGCAGCGCGATCAGCGCGCACAGCACCGCCTGCACGATGAACAGGGCATTCACGGTTGGTTTCCTCCACGGTTGTCGCTGCTGCCACCCCGCAGAGCGGCCAACAGCTTGTCGCTGTTGTCGGCCGCGCGGATCAGCGCCAGCAGCAGCCGCACCATCACCGTGGAGGCCACCAGCGCGCCGACGGCCTCGCTGACTTCGGTGTTGGCGGGCAGCGCCCGGGCAATCAGGGACGCGGCGAGCGGCGCCGACAGGACGCCCGCCACGATCGACAGCACGAGGAAGGACAGCTTCTTTGCGACCGTCAGTTCGCCCGAATTGAGCGCGAAGACCGCCGCGCCGGCGAAGGCGCCAAGCACCGTGCCCGGGTCTACCCCGGGCAGCAGGGAAACCGCGCCTACGCTGGTGACGGCGACAGCAGCGGCGGACGTACCGGTTGCGATGGGTTCAGCCATATGGATTCCTTGGGTTCAGTCCCACAGCTGCACCGTCTGCGCGGCCTGCCGCTGCGGGGAAATGTCGGGCAGTACCAGCTCGGTCCCGTGCGGCAGGATGGGACCCAAGTCGGCGATGCCGGGGTTGGCGGCCAGCACGGCTTCCGTCACGCTCGCCGTGCGGCCGTACACCCGCCGGCAGATGGCGTCGATGGTGTCGCCCTGGATGGCCCGCACGCGCATCAGATCAGCTCCACGGTGGTGCGCGCAGCGCCGGTGATGTCGCTGACTGCCCAGCGCGCATCGCGGCGCAGATCATCCACCGAGGTGTTTTCCGCCTCGGCCTTGCGGTCCCCCGCGGCGGTGGCGTCGAACGACCGGTACCGCTCCATCAGCCAGGCCGCCGCCGTGCAGTGGACCGCACGCAGGTAGCGGTGCACGTGGCGGCTCCGGCCGTCGATCCACTGCCCCGGCACTGCGCCCAGCTCCGTGAATCCGGCGGCAAGCTGCTGCGCCTTCCATGCCGCCAGCTCGTCGTTGACGGACAGCGCGGCGTCGACCAGCGCGGCGCGCAGGCGTTCAGGCGTGACGGTGCCGTCCAGGCGCATGGCGGCGCAGGCCTGGTCGACATCGATATCCGGGAAAAAGCCGTCGTTGCCGATCGGCTGCCCGCCGGGTTGCGCCGGCGTCGGTACGGGTGCTGCTGCGATGAATGAGGACATGGTCTGGATGAGCTGGGAGGCGGTGGACGGGGCGACGATTCGCGGCACGCCGGAAGGTCGCCCCGTGCGCCTCGATGCGCGGGGTCACGCTCGGTATCAGCTGCGGCCGTCGCCCTCCTTCGCGTCGGCCTTCGCTGTGTTCTTGATGTCGCGCTCGATGCGCTCGATGTCTTTCTTCACGCCGCACTTGTCGTGCAGCTCCAGGGCGCGGCGCAGATGCGTTAGCGCGTCCATGCGCCGGGACACGGCCTCCGGACCAGTGGCCACCTCCGCCAGTGCGGCGCAGGCATAGCCCATCGCCTTGTGCAGCTTGGCGCGCACCTCGTCCGGCATGTCCTCGGCCGCGACCAGCTCGGCCACCTCGCGCAGCGTGGTCACGTCCACCGGATCGCCGGCCTCGATGCCCTTCAGGGCCATGTTGGCGAACTCTTCGGCGATCAGGCAGGCCGTGGTGCGCTGGTACTGGTCGGGCATCTCCAACTGGTGCCGGATCGCGTAAGCGGCCAGCTCCAGGGCGTCGGCGAAGTTGCCGACATCGATCAGCCACACCATGACCGTCATGAACACCTCGTCCTGCGTGCCCGTGTCGGCCTCCAGCACGCCACGGACCCAGGCCGCGTACTCGGGCAGCAGCTTGCGCTTGAGCTCCGCCTTGCGCTCGACGGACTGCACCTGCTTGAGCTGGCGCTTGTGCTCGGCCAGTTGCGCCAGCATCAGCTCCTGGCCGGTGGCATAGCGCAGCGGGTTGGAAGCCTGCGCGGCCTTGGCCGCCGAGGCGGCCGTCACGCGCAGGAAGTGGTTGCGGGCCGGGCTGGTCATGCTGCCGCCGCCAGTTCGATGTTCTCGGCCATGGCTGCGCACGCCAGGTCTTCGATCACGTACGCGTCGTTGCTCGACTCGTAGTTCTCGATGCGATCGCGCTTCGCGTTGTCCAGGATCGTGCGACGGCGCGCGTTCTCCTGGTAGTAGATGGACAGGTTGTCCAGGCGCGTCACCAGCAGGCCATTCGCCGGGAAGTACGGCACGCGCACCGCCTGCAGGTTGCCGATGCGCTTCTGGCTGATGATGAGGTCGGCCGCGATCTGCTGGACCGGGTCGCGGTCTTTGTTCACCAGCGGGAAGTACTTGTCGGCCAGCAGGTTGCGACCACACAGCACGACCAGCTCCGGATCTTCGGCGTACCACGGCTCGACCAGCTGGTTCACGACGTCGAACACCAGGGCGTCCAGGTTGCCGTAGTCCCCACCCGCGCCGACGATGATCTTGCCGGCCGCTTTTTTGCCTTCCTCCATGACGCGCTGCGGCGCCTGTTCGCGCAGGTTCTGCAGCCAGCCTTTGTTCACGTCCTGGAGCATCGGGTTGACCACCCGATTGGACGTGGCGGCTCGGCTGACACCGTTGAAGCCGATCATGATGCGATCCAGCGCCTGGCGCTTGATGATGGCGTCGCGGATCCGGGTCTGGAAGTCGGGGAACTTGGCCCAGGCGTCCAGCCTCTGGTAGGTGATGTGCGTGTCGGAGTTGGTCTGCTCGCACCGGTAGCGGCGGCCGTCCAGCGTGGCAATGTCGGAGGTCTGCCGGTCCTGCTGGGTGGTGTCGGTGTTGCTTGCCACCGGGCCCGACACGCCCAGGCCGATCTTTTCGGCTTCCTGTTCGGGCACGCCATAGAAGTTGATGCGGGTCAGGAAATCGCTCGACTCCTGAACCTTGGTCTCCAGCTTCTGCTGGACGCTCGGCGCGACGCTGAACTTCTCATCAACGCGAGCCACGCCGTTGAGCTTGGCGATTGCGTCCTTGTAAGCCGTGAAGAGGCGGCGGGTTTCGTTGCGCATTGTGTTGACTCCGGTGTGTGGTCTGGTTGGTGTGCTGCGGGCCGGTGGCCGGGTCAGCAATCGGTCGTGATGGGTGCGCCGGCGCCGCCCGTGGCCGGCGGGCGGGCGGCGTAGGCGTCGGTCTTCTCCAGCTGGGCCTTCATGGCGTTGAACTGCTTGTCGCGCTCCGCGCCTTGGCTGTTCATGGCGGTCAGTTGGTCGGTGACGGCCTTGAGCGCGGTACTGAACTGTTCGCCGGTGGCCTGCACCTGCTGGGCGACCGTCTGCACGGCCTCCTGCATGTCGGCGAAGCGGGCGTCCGCGTTGGTGTCCGACCGGCGCTGCTTGGAGAACAGGCGCTTGATGCTGTCAGCAAAGCCCGTGGGCACGCTCGTTGCCGTGTAGTTCGTCACCTCGGGCGAGAAGTCGAACGACACCTCCACGGCTTCGGTGAAC